ATGGCTGAACATCCGTGACCACACCAGCTTTGGCGTGACAAGCATTCCGCCCGTCTTGGTGTCCTCGTTGTAAAGGCCGAAAATGATGGGTATAGGTGCGCCGTAGTCTGCAAGCTCGTTGAGCGTGTCAAAACCCCGGCTTTGCGTAAAACGGTTGCCAGCATTAACGCTTCCTAAGTCAAGCTGCGACCGCTTTGATGCCTCTGGCATCTTGGGCTTTGGTGTTAGCAGATAAGCAACACCAGTCAGCACAAGGCTGATGGCAAGGTTGACAAGGATTGCGGTCGTTGTTGCAGGCTCGCAACGAATATCAGGAATATGGGCGTACTCAGCCGGACGCACCACGCCCTTACGCCTAACCTCAGCGGCAAACTTGCGATACTCCTCCTCTGTTATCCCAATCGTCTCAATTAACTGCTTTTCGTACGGAAGCAGTGGTAAGTCGTAAACAGACGGACCGAAGACCACTGAATCTTTTCCGACATTCGATTGACGTACAAGATTCCCGTCTGCCATGTGACTGCAAATGCCCAGGATTGCTGCGGTAACAGCAGAATATCCCCATCATACTGAGGTCGATCAACGCGGGAACCCCAGCGCATAAGGTCGCGGCAGATCTCCCACTTGCTTGCTTCATACCACGACTGCTTGAACGGTGGTGCTTCAATACCCATCCGCTCCAATGCCTGGTAGCACATGTGGATGCAGTCGATATGACCGTCACTGCCATCAGCGCCGAAGCGATACGGCATTCCGATTAGATCACTGCAGTCGGACACTGTTGCTAATCGGTAAGTTGCCAACCATACGCTGCGTCAATGAACGCCTTGGTACGTCCGTTCCAACAGCGTCCAAGACAGAACTCAGCTCAAGACTGAGTGAGGTGTTATCCCATTGACCGCCAGTAACTTGGCCGGTGTAGGTGTGAACAGTGGTGTGCGAAGCCGTAAGGCCGGAGTCAGGATCAGAGTCTTCAATGATCAAGACTTCAACCTCCATCAGGTAGCTACCTTCAATCGCGTTGACGCCCCAAGAGCGGGCTAGGTCATTGTTCGGGAAAACTAGCGTTGCCTCAAGGCCATCACCCGTGCGATTAACGGTGACACCAGAAAAGCCAAACGGCACAAATTGATAAATCTGTGGCGTCTGCTCAGTTGTGCCTTGGTGAGTCACCTGCTCGCCAATGAAAAAGTTTTGAAACCGGAAATCAACGGTGTCCTTGGGCGTAATCCGTAGGACGTGGCCAAAAGCAAACTGGGTCACATTCCGACCCTCTTACGAGTGCTGCTGCTCATCTGCAACCGCCTTAGTGTCTGCTGTTCGCCCTGTTTAGCACCCTGACTGGCAGCTTGCCTCATGCCAGACTGGAACTGATCCGCAGTGACATAATCAACGCTGTTGATACGTTCCACGGTGTAGCGAACGTCGATTGGTGCGGCAACTGCTGTTCCGCCACCATCTTCGCTAGTGCCACCTGCTCCACTTTCAGGAATGACAGAACCACCACGAGCACCACGCGAATAACGCGCCATGCTTTCACGCATCTTGCTTTCGGGGATGATGTATTCAGGTTCACCACCTTCGCCAACAAGAGCGTTAGTTGGGCCTGAAACATAACCGCCTTCTGCCGCCATAAGTCCAACACTGCCTGGCAATGTTGTTGGCGGAGTTGGTGCTGGAGGGCTGCTTTGGCTACCTCCGCCGCCACGCATGCCAGCAAACATTCTGGCAATGCCAATCGCGATATACGTCGCAATCATCTGTGCAGCTTGCTGAGCCAACACATCAGCAATACTCTTCAACATGTCCGCAAAGACTTCCTTGACGCTTTGCGCTCCAGTGACAAGGTTCTGCATTCCGTTGACAAGCGAGTTGCCAATGGCGTTACCGATACCTTGAGATACCTCAACAGCGTGCTGTTCAAGATCATTCAAACTCTTGACCGAGTTAGTGATAAATGACTGCAAAGGGCCCTGATTTTGAGCCTCAAATAATTTTCTTGTTTTATCCATCAGCTCTTCTAGCTGATCTTCCGTCAGGTCCTTGTTGGACTCTCGCAAGCTCAAAAGCAATAACTCAAGCTTTGCTTGATTTTCTGCTTCACGAGTAATTGCTGTTGCAGCTTCAAGCTGAAGATCTAGCTGGTCTAGTTGCAACGCGAGGTCATCAGCCTTTTGCTTGTCAAAACTGTCAAGCTTGAATGCGTTCTCAAGCAACGCACGATCTCTTTCAAGGCCCAAGTTTCTAAGTTCAGCAATTTTTTGCTCCTGTGGCACCTTAGATGCTCTAATTACGGCTTCTTTTTCCGCAAATTGAAGCAGCCTTGCTTCGTTTTCTAAGGCAATAACCTGACGATTGTCTCCTTCAAGCTTTGCGGTATTGATCTGCTGGTCTAACTGCAGCAGTTGTTCTAGCTTGGTTCGCTCAGCCTCAAGACCAGCCAAACGTCTTGCCAGCCGTTCTGCGTCTTTTGCCGCTTTATCTGTATCTGATCCCTTGTCTCCAGCTCTAAGCAGCTCCAAGCCTGTTGGCTCGATAGCAGCACCTTCTGGAATAACTGCAGGAAAGTCTTTTTGAAGCTGTGCAATTACTTCAGGAGTTAAAGCGCCAAGGCCGACGCTAGCTCTTCCTACCTTGGTGGTTCCTCTTAGCTCTTTTGAACGTTGCAGGATTTGAGCCCTTTGCTCAGGAGAACCTGCCTCTGACAGCATCTGATCAAGCTGACTTCGAGCGTTGATACTGCCTATTGCGCTGTTGATCAACTTAATCAAAGGTGTCAGCGCACTTGCCATGAAAGCTTGGATACGCAGCATTAGCGTTCCAAACAGCTTGCCCATCTTGTTGGCTTCATCGCCAAGATCTTTCAACGCTTTTAAGCCACTACCGCCAACCTGCTTGGCCATTTCCTGCGTCATCAACGCAGCTGCTTCAGTGACCTTTCCCTCTTCTATAAGTTTCTCAATGCGAAACTGCATTGCATCAGAGCTAAATAAGCTCTTTTCGGCCATAAAATCAGCCGCACCACCAACACTGGTAAGCGCCTTGCCCGCATCAACCATGCCTGCGACAAACTGATCAATTTGTTGGCCGATTGCACTAAACGCAATCTGCGCTCCAAAAGATCCGGTCAGGCCGCCTAGGCCGCCGCCAATAACTGAACCTGCACCACCGCCAAACAACAGTGGGAAACCAGCGCCAAGACCAACCTGCTCAAGCGTTTTAATACGTTGCTGCCTGCGCAAGAATGCTGGCGATCCTGGAATGTTTGTCGCGCCACCAATCGGTGACGATTGACCAGTTAGCCCTGCGCTGGCTTGCTGTGAACGCACTCGAAGCAAACTAGCTGTTTCATTCAATTCAGCTAAAGCCGTGCTCCAACTTTGTTTTATTCTCGTATCCTTCATTTTCAACATCCCAGCTGTTTCTTGCAGTTCTCCTAACGCCTTAGCCCAAGACGTTTCAACCTTGACTGCTCTCAAATTTGTTGCCTTAGCAGCTTGGACTGCTACTGGAGAGCCAGGCATTGATATGCTGCCTCGAATCGGAAGCGCAGCTCCACCAGTTGGCAACCCTCCTAGAGCTTGGGGAAAACTTCCTGCTGGCCCCAAAGGGGTTCTGGAAGCAGTCGCACCAGCAAGAAACGCTGGTGATCTTGGAAAGCCGAGTCCACCTCTAATTGGACTTGCAATCTGACGACCAGCTGCAGCAATCTGGGCTGGAGAGTCCATCATTGTGCGCGTTCCACGCACTGGGCTAGACGGGAAGCCTTGTTGCTGCCGCTTCAGTATTCGTAACTTAGATTCTTCTAAACGAATTGATTTAGCAAGCAGACGAAACTCTTTTTCAGCACTAGCAAAACGCCTTGCAGATTGTTCAGTTGTTGCTTTGCCTAATTTTTCTCTTAGTTTTTGAACATTAAGGCCCTTTGCCTCCATTTCATTAAGCTTATTTGCAAGCCTTGCTCGCTTTTCTTGAGCTTTAGTTAAAGCATTTATATTGTCGGCCATTTGACGGCCCTGAGGACGCGTTCCATCAAAACCTTTTGCCCCTGCCTGGCTAAGCAACCGCAATCGTGTCCTAGCTTCAGCAGTTAATTGTTTATTTATTCGCAGCTCTTTTTCGTTAAGAGCATTGCTTCTTATTAAAGCACGAGTCCTTCTTTCAGAAAATTTATCTTGTATGTTTTGAATGTTTTTTGTCTTAGCAGTTAGCTGAACAAGTCCCTTTTCAGCCGCTCTTAATTCTTCCGAGCTGGGCAGTAACCCAGCAATTCCACGCTTTCTACGAGCACCGCCCCCTTTGGACTTTCCAATCTTGGCGACTGTTCTATCTATCTTG